TTTGATTTTAAATCGTAATTCGTGTTAGGTTGTTCTTCATTAATATATTCTATTGGAATGTCACCAACAAAAATCTTATCAAAAAAAGGTTCTAATTGACCTAACCTATTTTTATTACGAGTGATTAAACTCATGTTAAAAGTTTCAAATTTAAATACAGAATCTTCCCAATATCTTAACTCATTAAACGATTTGATTGGAACACCCCATTTTCTAATAAAATTTTTATTAGAGTTGAATTCAATTTTATGTCTATCATTTTTAATCTCATCATTGAACCTTGAAGTTTGTGAAACAAAATGATAAGTGATTGCACTTTCACAAGTCATTAACTTATAACCTTTAAGTTTTGCTCTAATTAAAAAATCGTCATCTTCACAAAAACATGGTTTAAAACTAAATCCATCAAATCCCCCCACATCCTCAAACATTTTTTTATAACCACTCATAAAGAAAACTGCTCCTGAATATAGGGTATCACTATCTTTCCATTGCTGAACATATTCATTAAACTTATGGTCATCAAAATCCAAAAAATTGGAACCTAAGTCTAATATTACTTTACCTGGCCTTTTATGACCCTCAAATATTGGAGGTTCAATTGTGGTGTATGATAATAACATATCAGGAGTAAGTAATCTTTCAATTGATTCTAAAAATCCTTCACCAATTACCATGTCATTATGTATAAGAACTAATTTTTCAGTATCAACAAGTTTTATACCTGAATTGTAATTGTCTGAAAACGTCAATCTCTCATCATCATGAATATATGAAAGGTTATCATCATCCAAAGATTCTAACCATTCTTTAGTTCCATCAGATGAACCACCACTACTAATCACTAACGGTGCACTCGGATAGATTTTACGTAACCTACTATAACATTCTTTTGTTAATTCTAATCTATTATAAACAGCTAACACAAAACTTATATCCATGTTGAAATCTCATTAAAAATATTTTCCGATTTTGTTAAAATACCTAAACCATACCAATCAGTTTTATTTAGTTTAAAACCATCTAATTCATTAAAGAATTTACCAACGGAGTCAGCAAAAGAAAGTGTATCGTGAAATAAAATAATTGAATCGTCATGACAAAATTTAGACCAAGTTTCGTAATCATTTTTAACAGCATCATATGTATGTAATCCATCAACATGTAATATATCAATTTTTTTATCCCATGTTTTTGCAACATCATTAAAATCTCCTTTTATGAATTCCACATTGTTAATACCATATTCCTCTTTAATTTCATGATACATTTCAATAACTAAATCATAAGTGTTTCTGTGTCCCGCATGAATATCTCCTTGAAACCAATCCACACCATAAACCTCACCAATTTTGGGGTATGCAAAACAAAAAGTGGAGTATCCATAATCAACTCCTAAATCAACAACAACTTTTGGATTGTAAGTTTCAACTAATTTCATTGCAAATGAACCATGTCCTACCCAAGCTGATCCGTGTCTAAGTACTTTTTCTATATATTTGTCTTTCATATACTACCGTAAAATTTATTTTGTTTTTCTTGACGTTCAATTGTTTTATGGTGTTGAATACAATATTCTTCATCATCAGGTAACGACGCAAATTTACTACCACCAATAATCCTTTCGTGTACTCTATTATACCAACTCATACCTTTCTTGTAAATTCTCCCTTGTCTATCTGGAAAATTAACATATCCCTTTTCATTCAGATTCCAACCCCACTTAACAACATGTTCATATGTGATACCTGAAACAGTATTGATTCTTGGTACAAATATTAAATCAACGTTGGGATTTAATTCTAATATTTCATGAAGATTTTTAACCATGTACTCACTAATCATTTCATCAGCATCAATTTGATAAATGTAATCACCAGTACAGTAATCATTTAATTTATTCTTCCAATCGGCAAAGTTGTTGTTCCAATCAATACTTCTCCAAGTTTGTACATTTGGTTTGATATTATATGGTAATAAGAAATCTAATATTTCTTTATTACCATTATTTTCATCATATAATATTACTATCTCGTCATGAATTCTCTTGTGTTCTAATAGGAACGGAACTAATCTCTTTATCTCGTCCAGTTCATTACAAACTGTTATTGCGTAACTTATTTTCATAAACTATTAATATATTGTTTTAATCTATCTTGAGGTTTCCAATTTAATTTATTTAATGCATCATCATTCTCTCTTAAAGTTTCTTGGTAGTTACCTTTTTGATTGGGAATATATTTTACCTCACACCCAAACCTATCCACCAACATACGGGAAATTTCATTAATGGAATAATTAAATCCAGTACCAAATTCCCAACCGTCTTCGTGTTTCTCATTAGTAAATCCAAGTTTATATAACCCATCAACAATATCATCTATGTGAGTGAAATCTCTACGTTGTTCACCATCACCTACAATTGTTATTGGTTGACCATCTCTAATTTGTCTTCTCCACAGTCCAATAACCGCAGCCCAATCACCATCCATAATTTCATTTGGACCATACACATTATAAAATCTAGCAATTTCTATGTTTAATTTATAAACCTCTTTATACATTTTACATATCTCCTCACCCATATGTTTATAACATGCATATGGTGATATATGTGGATTGTGCCAACGAGATGATGAACCTGAGTAGATAACTTTACTATTAATTTTTTTAGCAAAATCACAAACAAGTTGTGTACCTAACACATTAACTCTAAACGTTTCAGATGGATTGTTAAATGAGGGTTGAATTCTACTTAATGCTGCAAAATGGTATATCAAATCAAAGTCTTTATCCATTAAATCAATTTGTTCTATATCACCATTATGGTAATTACAACCAATGATTTCATTCTCATGTAATCCACTATTGTAATTGTCTAATGAATGAACAATATATCCTTCTTTAATTAAAAGCTTAATTAAACTCGAACCAATAAACCCTGCACCACCAGTTACAAGTATCTTCATAGTTTTTTTAAGATTTTTTTTATATTCATTTGCTGTCAATTCTTCACACCTCCAACACCATTCTATGTCATCTGTGTCCCAAATATGCCTGTCACATTTCATGCTATATTGTCTCCTATTCTTAACCAATGATTAAGATAATCAATACCATGATTATCGCCACCATTTATTCTTCTTGTTATTGTTCTTATTACATCTTCATCAATACCTCTCGCAATTTCTTCTGACATTATTCTTGTTAGTTCAGCTTCAGCGTCAATTCCATGATGTTGATTTAAATCTTCATTCGCCTCACGAGTCCACATTGCCCTTAATCTCCTTACACCACCAGCAACGTTAACAGTATCTATGTTATTAAACATATAGGTATCTTCAACTATTCCCTCAAAAAATATAAATTTTTTCATGATAGTTTTTCTCTAGCAAATAATTTAAAAAACTTACCTGTGTTTGGATCTGTAAATTTTATATATGAATTACTATTATTACCTAATGTGATTACAACTTCTTTGTTCGTTGAGTTTTCATCCGCCTCGGTAAAGACAACTGGTTCGTCGTTGTCAAATTGTACTACCCATTCACATGGACTAAAATATTGAATGGTGTTTTCAAGTTCAACCTTAGTTGATGTCTTTTTTTTCCTTGGCATATTATTTAATTTTATTTAATTTAGGTAACATCAAATTAATTTGTTTTGAAATAATTGAATGTGGTTCCATATAAGATTTTAAAAGTTCTTTCATTTTATCTAATGTAAATTTTTCTGAATTCATAATTCTTAATTTTTCAGACTTAATCAAAAACTCATCATAGTTTGATTTGACTAATTTTAATACATGAATAAATTCATCGTAATTTGCAGTAAACCATTTTGAATCCTTTATTATAAAATTGTCCTGTGCACTTACATCCACATCAGTTAATTTACCACCAATCATTGCGGCATAATCCATCGGTAAAAAATCTTTGTGACCTGACCAATTAGATGCAATCACAGGTTTACCTGTCATTGTAAATTCTAATAGAGGTCTACCAAAACCTTCTCCTTTAGTTATGGAAACCATTGCCTTTACCTTTGGGTGGTTATATAAATTATTCATCTCTTCATCCTTTAAATCACCAAATAAAAGATATACCGGTACTTTATCGTCACCAACTATTTTTTGAATCCTATTGATTAAATTTTCACGTTCTTTAACCGAGAATGATGCTGAAGATGTTTTTAATATTAAAGCCGGTTTATCTATTTCATCTTTAAAAGAATTAGCAAAACACTTAATTAACATACCAACATCTTTTCTATCTTGACCAATACTTCCTTTTAACCAGTGACCTACAAAAAGATAAGCGAAATCCTCTTCAATATCTAATTTAAAAGTATCATTTACATTATTGTTATAAATTTTTTTATCTACACCTTCAAATAAAACATTAATAGGTTTATCAATTCTATGTTGTTTAATTAATCTATTTGTGTTTTTATCATTTTCATTATAAACAGTTGATAATAAAACCTCTTTTGAAAAATTTGATGTTGTAATAATCATATCCATTACATTACAACCGTCAATCCAATCTTTTGGTGCGACCGTTGTTTCGATACCCGCAGTTACACCTATATTAAATTTACCAAGTCTTTTAAATTCATTTGGTACAGTTACTTGAATGTAAATTTCGGGAAGACCATTAAATTGTGTAACGGTATTCTCTTCAATCCATTCATGAAACTCATTACCATCCTCCAATGCGGTTAATGGTGTTGACCCCCATAAACAACTATCTATTTTAATATCAAACAAATCTATTTCTTTTAATGCCCACAGTAAATCTCTTGAATGTGCACCATAACCACTTCTTGTTTTAACTGGTCCTCTAAATAAAATTATTGGTTTACTCATATTACTTTATATAAATTAAATCTTTCTTTTGGTTTATAGTTTTTTAACGTTGTTTCAATACCCTCGGACATTTTATCACACATGATTTTCGATGATAGATTTTCAATTGCCCATCCTCTACCTTTTTTACCTCTTTCTTTTCTCTCTTCACGACCCCAATTATAAACTTCCATGATAGCATCTGCAACTTCATCATCATTCACTCTATCGTCGAATATATATGGAGTTATCGGTGAACCATTTAAATTAATTGCTGCTGGCCAAACAGGTACAACCCATTCACCCGATAAAGAATCTTTAGATTTATGTAAAGTTCCAATCTCAATATAATCATCTGCGGTATGTTTAAAACCACATTGATCCTGTAGTCCACCGGTGACACTAACAATGATTGGTGTTCCTGACATTAAACTTTCAGCAGTAGCTAAACCAAACCCTTCATTATTTGCAATGTTTATTGTACAATCAGAAATATTATACAGTTCATTTAACGTCTCTTGTTCTATTTTATTTTCAAAAATTTTAACATCATAATCCTTACATAATGTATCAACCACAGCACCTAAATCAGTACCATTATTATCTACTTGATTTGTTTTCATTAATAAAAGACACTTACTTGATTGTTCTTTAGTTAATTTATCACAAAACTTTCTGTATGAATAAATTACGTCAGATGGTTGTTTTCTTCTTATGTTTCTATTGTTAAAAAACAAAATAAAATCATATTCTTTATCCCCATTCACAAGTGTTTTAACATCATCAGATATTTTATCCAATGGTTTAAAAAGATTTTGATTAATACCATGTGGTACATAACTAACTTGCCATTTTTCTAGTGGTTTAAAAGAAGGTTTGGTTGTCAAACCCCCAACCCTACTAACAATACCATATGTTAGTTTAGAAATACACCCTAACCAATCACAACTTTCGTAATAATTTCTATTATAAGATGGGTCTGGTAAGTTATCCCAAATGTGATAATATAGAATTGGTACAAGTTGTCTTATTTCATGTTCAGAATCGTATAACCATTCCCAATAATGTGGATCTGTAAAATGTAAAATTGCATCTGGTTTCTCATCTTTAATTAATTTTCGTAATAAAAAAATGTCACCATATGAATTATTGGCATAAATTTTAACATTAGCATCATTAACACCAGTTCGTTTTCTTACATCATCATTTAAATCTACAACCTTTCCACTTTCAGGATGGTTAATACCTGCACCTAATTGTACCCAATCAAATTTATCAACAGTACCAAGTACTATCTCTTTTGACATGGTGGCAATACCACTTGTCATTCTTAAATCATCTGATAATAATAAAATTTTCTTTTTACTCATATTAATATTTTGAACCACTTACCGCTAAATCAGTATAGTTATTAATCGTGTCTCTAAATTTTTCATCTTTAACATATAAATCCAAAGAACGATTTACTAATTTTTGAAGATTTATGCTACCATCTATTGCGTTTATTTTAAATTTTTTGTAAATACCATCTAAGACATGTACACTTGTTAATTTCATTTCTACTTTCATATTGTATTATATATATAAATTTTTATATACCCTTATTATAAAAAATATCACCTAAGAATAGATGATATAATATTAATTATTGATTATTAGTACTTGTTGCTTGTGGAGTTGGTTGACTCGTAGTTTGTTGTACTTCCGTTAACCTAATCGAAACCGGAGGTTGAGTAGGTTGTTCTTGCTTTGGTTTTTTACATCCGCATCCCATAGTTGTTGTTTTTTTATAAATATTTTGTTTTATCGAAATTTATTCTCTATATTTTAATAAAGTATAAACAATTTTAAACAAAAAATCAATAGAAGTGATGGATAAAGATTTCAAACCAGTAAAAAGTGTCTACAATTCAAATTTTGACACGATTAAAAACATCATGTTTTTATATAATATAGAACAATTCGATTTGGATTGTACCTATTCTAAGGGAGCATTTTGGAAAGACCTACCATCCCCAAAGTTTAAATCTGATTTGTATCCTGTGAATGAAGACGTAGTTCAAGCAAGTTCTGAGAATTTACCATTTGGGGACGGATCAATGAAAAATATAATGTACGACCCTCCATTTGTTATTGCCGGTAAAACCTATAGAGATAATAAAAATGGTAGTTCTATTATGGCTAAAAGGTTTGAGGGTTACAACACATATAACGACCTCACAGTCAACTATTACAACACGTTGAAGGAATTATACAGAATTTGTGAGAAAGGTGGCCATGTGGTCATGAAATGTCAAGACACGGTATCCGGTGGTAAGAATCACTTCTCACATTGTTTGATTATGAATATGGCTATGGAAATAGGGTTCTACCCAAGAGATTTGTTTATTTTAAATTCAAACGTGAGAATTAATAGTTTTGGTACCAAATGGACTAAACAAGAACATGCAAGAAAATACCATTCATATTTTTGGGTGTTTGAAAAGGTAAAACCAAGAGTGAAGTATGAGTTTATGAATAAGATGGTCGTACTGGATTCTGAGGAGTCCCCAAATACATAGCAACTCGGTCACCAACCCTCCAATTTTTGGATGTTCCCGCAGGGAATTCAATAATGTGGTCACCCATACCAGTGTATTTCGGTGGGTTCATTCTATGTGAATCAGGAACTTCACAATTTGGGTGTATATGACTGATTCGATTATTCATAACAAACACAATATCAAGTGGTATTAAACAATTTTTCATCCAAAACGTATGGTGACCTCTACCCATTTTGAATACCATACAACCCTCTAAACTATCTCTACCCATCATACCTCTTTGTTTCTCTTCTGATGTGGTTAGATATTCGGCTGGAAAACTTTGATTATTAATGTGTACCATATTGATAATTATTTGGATTTTTAATAATAATTCCGTATATTAGTAAAAATATTGAATATGAAAATAAAACAAGTCATTTATGTGATGTTGATTCTTACGGGAATTTTAATTGAAAAATATGGATTAAAAGGTGCTGACCCTGAATTGGTTAAATATTTTGGGTGGGGAGTAATTAGTCTTGGGTCATTTAACATTGTGTTGGACTACATCAGAAAACCTAAAAATAATAGAAATGAAAAAGAAATATTATAAGGACTTTTTTATTTACAAGAAAAAACATCATTGGTTTTTAATACCAACAATTGTTTTCTTTTATAATAAAACAGAATTTCTTGAAACTGGCGTAACATCACCATCTTGGGGGTTGACTATTAGATGGTTAACATATATGATTGGAGTACAAATACAAGAAACTTATAAACAATAAGAAAATGGAAAATAGAGATACAAGTATATTAACATTCGGGGCAATTATTTCCCTATTTGGTGTATTAGTTTCGATAATGTATTTTAATGATAAACCCATACCCGTTGTGACAACCACAATCTGTAAGGAAGATTCATTACAAAATGTTATTAATGAATTACAAATGGATTTGAAAATGCAATCAGATGGATTTGATTCTAAAGAAAAAAGATATTCTGAAATTTTATTTGAATATGAATATGGGGTCGACCATTTAAAAAACTATCAACCACAAGCATATAGAGAGTTTCACAGAATTTTATCTCATAAAGAAATTTTTAATAGACAAGACGAACAAGAAAATATAAAAAGGTTGGAATCACCAAAATGATAAATATAAATTATGTTAATATTGTTTAGAAAATTCATTTCACTTTTCATAAGAGAACCAAAAGAATGCTTTGGTTGGTCCGTTAAGGATTTTAATAGCGCCAAGAGATACTGTAAATACAAAAATCACCCTGTTTCAAAAGATTTAACCCTTTGGGATTTTATCTATAATCAACAGGATGATTCAGTTTGGACTTTGCACAAACTTAATTCATACTTAGGTCTTAATTAACGACCTTGACCCTTGTACTTCTTAGGTTTTTGTGCTTTAGGACCCCAACTCTTTTGTGCCTTACCGGTCTTTCTTTTACCGAAAGTAACCTTGATTGATGAAGAGGAACCTTTACTTTTTGCTGCCATAATTTGTGTGTTTTATACTAATAAGTATTTTATAATGCTTTTTCGTATATTTGTATTCTAACAATTAACTTACATGGAAACCTTAATAACTCAGAAATTCACCTTTGCGACCATAACCCCATATAAGGACTACTCAAAACTATCGGACAAAAAATCGTCGTTAAATACCTTTGAATTAAATGAGGTTGATGTGTTGGACCCAAATAATGAGGACTATATAAGGGGTGTTTTTACCAAAGACATAACAGGAAGAACTTATTCACTTCCAGATAAATTATCGTACCATAAAAGAAAACTTAATTTTTTTTATGATAATACGGAAGTACATGAAACATTTAAAATACAATACGCATATAAGAACGTTAAAAGTGATTTTTCTTTTGATACAACAAAAGACCACCAAATCAAAAGACATTTTGGTAGACCCTTCAGTTCAATCGGTATTCAAACAATTGAACGTTCGATAAGAAAATTTGGTGATAAAGTGACCGTTAAAATTTACCACGGATATAAAAATAGAAAGTTCAATTCAATATATTTCACTAAGTCTTTTTACGTAATATCATTAACTATAAATATAAAAACGGGGAACTTCACGGTTTTAGAAAAAGAAAAAAGTGGTAAGAAAAACGTCCAAAGGTTTGTTACAAATGGTTTTCAAACGTTGAATAATGCCGTTTCAAAAACACACTCTTTTTTCAACCCAATGAAGAGTATTAATAAAACATCCAGACTTTATGAAGAAATATCTGAAACATTTAATAATGTAGAATTTAGTATTAAAATACAAGAAGCGTTAGATGTTGATTTTGGTTGTATTAACTATTCAAATACACCAGAACAATTCATTAGAGATTTAATGGGTATGTTTATCAAAAAGAAACAAATTAAAGTTCCCGATGGTGACGTTTCATATTGGTTATATAGATTCTATCCAACCGAAAAATATCTAAAAAAGAATGATAGGAAGTTACTAGCATCGATATTAGATATGTTGGGTATTAAAAGTAAATTTGCGGTTAAAATTCTACACCTAAATCCAAATATTGAGATTGAGGGGTTTGTTAGATTTTGTAACATGTTAGGTTCTAATTATTCAAAATACATTGCAAATATTAAGGATGAAGTTATTAACTTATCAGATAGAAGAAAAAATAGTAACGATACTTACGACGGTGTCAACAAAACCCTTTTAAGTAAAAAAAATTATACATTTAATTATGAATTAAAGGATATTGAAAGGGAGAATATAATTAAAATTATTAATTCTACAGTTAGTATGGAATCTTACATACCAAATAATCTAATCAGAGGGGCATTTTCGGCGGACACATTTAGATTATTTGAGGATCATTTTAATATGATTACGAAGATACGACCCTATGACCCTAATTTATTTATGAAGGCTAAAACTATGTCGGAGTTTAATGAAGAACATAGGGAACTCTCAAAGATGGTTTCGGCAATTAGAAAGGGTTGGGTATTAGAATATAAGTACGACGATGAAACCACTAAGGTTGTTGAAGAACCATTAGAGTTTGTGGATGATAATGTTGGAGAAATTGAACAACTGTATCCACATATATTGAAAAGGGAAGAAGAATATGTTGAGGAGGGTTCATTCATGCACCATTGTGTTGCAACTTATGCGGATAAAGATAAATCAATGGTTATATCTGTAAGAAACAAAGACGGTTCAAATAGGGTTACATGTGAATTTGATATACAAACGGGTAGATGTCTTCAACAACGTCATTTTTGTAATGCAAATCCACCTGATTATTTCAAAGACGCTTTATTATTATTAGAAGATAGGATTAGTAAACGAGCGAGATGGGGATTATTAAATTGGAAAGAAAAACAAAAGGTTCCTGTTTTGATAAATGGAAAACCAATTGTCCCCGAACAAAAGATTGTTAGGGCTGGAGACATCTTTGAAGGACATCGACTTCCATTTGAATTTTAACTACACAATGTAAATGAATCCATATATATTTTATATATGGATTTATTATTTAGACACGAACAAAAGAAAATAGATAAGAGGTATGGTGCGGTATCTGAATGTACTCTAATGTTATTTTTTGATGATAACAATTTAGAATTCCAATCCAAATTTCAATTTGATTATAATAGGTATGGTACAAGAAAGTTAATTGAATTTACCCATTCATTTAATTTAAACATTAATAACGGTGACTTTAGTGTAACATACAAAATCATCAACGATAATTTAACCGAAGAAAAGATGTTTAGGAATATAACTAAACATAAGAAGAACGATTTTAAATTACTATTTGATTTATCTGAAAATGGTTTTGTTAGAGGAGAAAAAAGAAAAGGATATTGGGGAGTTAAGTATAATAGGGCAACAGCGGAATTACTTCAGATAATATACTCTAAAGTGAATTCTAAAATTAAACTTGATTCAATAAGAAACAAAAAGTATATTGACAAGTACCAAATAAATCCATTATATGATTTAATAGTTGATTATCATTTGGATGTGAAAGGAATTAAGGGTCACGACACCGTATACTACGACATTCAAAACGAATACCCAAGAAAAAAGTTTTTAGAAAAGAATGATTATAAATTCCTACCGTCTGTGTTGGATTATTATGGTATTAAATCAAAATATCTTGTAAGTGAATTAAATAAAAATTTAGGAAAACCTATTAATATTGCATCTTTAAATTACATATGTAAATTGTTTGGTGACAATCATCTTGAATATATAAAACTAATACCTTGGGAGATGCATTGTTTTGACGTACCACCAAACAAAAGGATTCACGAATTAAAAAATGAATCTGAAAAAAAATGTATGGTTAGTGTCATAAACAAATGGGAATGTGACACATTAAAATCAGATTCATTAGTTTATAGTCTTAACAAATTATTATCAACAAGAGAGTTATTGGAAAACAGAGGGTTACATTTGAAATTTAAACCCAAGAACGATTCGGAATTTGAAAACACATCTGAAATGTGGTATGGAATTAAATTTCACTTTGCACGTGGTTACAGAGTTAAGTACGATATATCTGAAGATTTTGTTAATATGATTGAGAAAGATATCTTGATTGAAGGTGTTGTATATAAACCTAAATTAATATTAACCGAAGAGGAGTTTAGAATTGAGGGGTTTACTATGAAAAATTGTATGAGTAAACAATTTCCACATGGTGTTATATACCTATATGTTGCACTTCAAACAGGTCGTAAACGAATCAATCTACAATATAAGAGAGGATCTTTAATCCAATCATTTGGTAAAGCGAACACAACAGTTCAAGAAGAACTCTTTGGTAGAGCCACTCAAATCCTATCTGACAGGTTTAAAAGTGACCCAAACATCGTATGGAAAAAAGAAAAATACGATTT